TACAAAATAACCTAAATGAATTTTTTTCTTATCAATTATAATTTGAGCGTGCCATTTTAAATGTTGTTTATGCCAACCAACGCCAGTATATTTAGAACTGCTTTTTAAATGTTTCCTGTTGCAATTTACCCTAGCACTTACAACTTCAAGATTAGAAACATTATTATCAAGTTTATTAAAATTAATATGATTTACGACTAATTTATAACCGCAATTATTATGATTTAAAAAAGCTACGGCTACAAGTTGATGTATTTTTTTTGTGCGCTTTATTTTATTATTATATAGGCTAACTGTTAAATAGCCACTACCATCAATTGCTGGATTTAAAAGTTTTTCTCTATTTCTACGAAAACTTTTTACATTTCCTAAATTACTAATTAAATAACCATCACAACCTTTTACTTCTTTCCAAATTTCCATAACAAAAAAAACAATCCATCAATGTTGCAGCATATCAGGATTGTTTAAATTAATATCTTTGATTTTCTAACTGCAATTAGATTTACAAATATAATAAAATTATTTGTTATTTGGTTAATAATATTTTATATATTTGTCACAAAATATTATAATAAATGGCGTGGTCATTATTTGGTAGAAAGAAAAATTCACCGCAAGGTTTTGCAGAAGTTCAGAATGATGGAGCTTGGCTAAGCTATTTTAATCAGTATTTACAAAATGCTAATGGAGATAGGTTAATTAGGTTTGATCAGAGTAGAGCTTATGAGTTGGCTAATACTATTGCTGAAATATTTATACCGATTGATGCGATTGCTGAAAGATGTGCCAATATCAAATATGATATTATAAACAGAAGTACACAAGAGATAATAACTCCACAAGGGAACTTAAAGAAGTTATTGGAAACTCCTAATCCTTTGGATAAGTTTAGTGATTTAATTTATCAAGAGGTGTTTAGTAAGTTGGCTGATGGCAATAGTTATTATTACACAAAGACTGCTGATAGCATTGTTAATCCTACTTACGACAATATAAGTAATATTTGGGTGTTACGACCTAACTTTACAACTCCAGTATTAAAAAAGAGCATTAGTAATCCTTTTTTAATGAAAAGTATTGGGGATATAGTTGATTATTACAAGACGTTCTTTTTTTACGAGCATCAGATACAACCGAGATATGTATTGCATAGCACGGCTTTAGGCATTACACAATCGGGTATGGGAAGAAGTCCATTGTTTGCTTGTGAGAAAAACATAAATAACATATTGGCGGTTTATCAAGCGAGGTATAATGTATATGCTAAGAATGGTAATGCTGGTATTTTGGCAAAAGCTCCAGTTGGAGGAGGAGGTGCTAGTTTGCAAGAAGCGATTGATCCTATCACTAGAGATACAATGCTTAAAGATTTGCAAGACAGAAATGGGTTGATAGGCGATAAGAACTTTATCGGAATGTCAAGTGTGCCTTTACAGTTCATAAAAACTTTGGGAACAATTAAGGAGCTAGAGCCATTTGATGAAACATTGGAGAACGCTATTAAGATTGCTGGTGTATTTGGTGTTAACAAAGAATTGATACCAAAGAAAGACAATGCGACTTTTAGTAATCAAATGATTGCAGAGAAAAGTTTTTGGCAGAATGTAATTAAGGGAACAGCTTATGATGTGGCTAAAAGTTTGAACAAGGCTTATTATTTGCCAGCAGAGTGGACATTTGAGCCAAACTTTAGTGGTATTGAAGCATTGCAAGAGGATAAAAAAGCTGGTTTTGAAGCAGATGGCTTAATGATTGATAACTTAGATAAGTTAAAGGCTAACGGAATTGATATGTCAGAAGCATATTTAAAAATACAAGAGAGATACAATGGAAAATAAAATATTAGAATTTAAGGCACAAAGGGATTTATTTAAAAATCCAGTTTCACTTGGACTTGATGCTGAAAGAGCAAAGCTAGAGATAACTGCTGATAGAAAAGTAAAAGGGTATGCTATTGTTTGGGGAAGCAAGAATGACTATAATGAAATCGTATTGAAAGGTGCGACTTTAAATAGTTTGAATGCTAGAGGAATTGGAAGCACAAGTGGAAATCCAATCTTGGTTTTGAACCAACACAGACAGACAGAGCCATTATGCAGACCGACAATATTACAAGAAGATGACTATGGCTTGTATTTTGAGGGAGATATAATTGGTGGTGTAAGTTATGCAGATGAAGCAGTTAATCAAGTATCACAAGGTGTTTTAAGACAATTATCTTACGGATTTAACTATATATGGGATAAAACAGAGTATGATGCGACAATGGATGCTTATATTCTTAAAGAAATAAAGTTAGGGGAAATTTCACTTGTAACATTCTCTAGTGATGAAAATGCACAGTTAAGAAGTTTCAATGAATTACAAGAGAGAGCAGTATTGGACAAATTTAGTCCAGAACAAATAAATGACTTACATAATCTTTTAGCTACAAGAGCCGTGACGAACACTCCAAAAGAAGAAAAGGTTATAGAGATTGAAAAGGGAAAAGTAACATTATTTTAAAAAAAACAACAAAATGGAAGCATTAAATTTAAGAAGTGCCTTAGAAAAAGGTGGTGCTACTTTGGATGAAAACCAAATCAAGTTCGTTTCGGCTATTGAGAACGAAATGAATGAGAGAGCAAAAAAACAAGAAGAAGCGTATTCAGCATCTTTAACAGAAGCGTTAAGAAGTGTATTAGGAGCGCAAGAAAAAAACGAGCAAGGACAAACAGTAACAGTTGCAGAGCAATTGCGTAACCTTGCAGAGGGATTAGAGAAAGTTGAGAAAAACAATGTTAGACAATTGTCTAATGTAGAGAAATTCCAACTTCGTAAAATGGTAAAAGAGCAACACAAAGATATTTGTGAGGCTATCAGAAGCGGAAGTGATTTAGAGATTACTTTTAATGCTAAGCGTTCTGCTGCTATTTACACGGCTGCTACTGCTGTTGCAAATGATACTGGTGTATTATTGCCATTGAATGAGAACTTTGAGTTTGAAAGCGAAATTTCTAAAATTCGTTACCCAGAGAATTTCATCTTAGATGTTATCTCTAACAGACAAGTTGCTAGAGTTCCACAACAAATCATCAAAAATGAGCAAGCTACTGCTGAGGGAGCTGTTGCTTTAGTTGCTGAGGGTGGTACTAAGCCATTAGTTTCTGATACATTCTTGAGAACACTTACTTTGCGTAAGAAATATGCTGCTCACATCGAGTGGACTGAGGAATTTGAAGTTGACAACGAATTGTTGTACAATGAAATCCTTATGATGTTTGAAGAAAAAGTAGTAAGATTCTGGAACAACGGATTGATTGGAACTATTGTTTCAAATGGTACTGCTTACACTACTTCTGTAATGGATGATACTTTGGTTATTCCAGATAACGGACTTGCGGTTATTGCTGCACAATCTGTAATCAACGGAATGAACTTCAACGCTGATTTAGTTCTTATGCACCCAAGCGATATTGTAACTACAATGTTCACACAGGACACAGAGGGTAATTCAAGATTATTGCCTTATATGCAAAATGGTTCAATCAACGGAATGAGAGTTGTTTCATCTAATGCAATTACTTTAGGAACTGCAATTGTTATGGATAGTTCAATCTACCGTGAAATGCACTCTGAATTCATCTTGCGTTTTGGTACTTACAACGATCAATTCATCAAAAACCAGAAGTCAGCAGTTGGAGAGGTTTACTCTATTTTGAGAGTAGCTAAAAACAACTTGCCTGGAGCTATGGCGTTCAGCCTTGCAACAGTAAGAGCTGCGTTATTGAAACCGTAATTTTAAAACTCTAATATATGTCAAATTTTAGTATCAAAGAAGAAGAAGCAAAAATTGTAGGAACTGCTACATTCGATAAAGCATCGGATTACAAAGCAGTAGAATTGGATGGAAATACTTATTTACTACACAAAGTTCACGCTGATAAATTAATTGCTAAAGGTTTAGCAAAAGTAGCTAAGGATGTGAAAGTAAAAGAGAAAACTCCTGAAATGACTTCAACTGTAATAGAGAAATAATGATAATAAATGCTCAATACTTTCAGACTAAGGAATTATACATTCCAAATGCAGTAGCGCAACCTAGCATTGGTAGTGTACTACCAACGGCTTCGGTTCAGTTGGCGCAAGAGATTGAAAGTATTGAGCAATCATTGTTACTTGATATTCTTGGTTACGAGCAACTACAAGAGTTAAATGCACAATTTGAGCCAAATGGAGATTGGGTTGAAGATCCGATTCAGAAATGGGTTGACTTAGTGGATGGGAAAGATGACTGGCAAGGTTTGAGATACACCATAGGAACAAAGAAGATTAGCCTAATAGCTTATTACGTTTTCTTTTACTACTTAGGTATGGACTTTCAAACTTACTCTACAACTGGTATGCAAATACCACAAGCAGAAAATTCAGTTATGAACGATCCTAGCGTTAAGCAAGTTTCAGTTTGGAACAAGTTTGTAATGATGTATGTAGGTCGAGGGATGAATAATAATGGCGACGTTTCAAATAATTGGAATGGAGAATTTATTAGTTTTGGCAACACGAATATAGGGAATCAAGTTACTTTGTATGAGTATTTAAGCAGAAATAATGATGTTTACGATATTACTTACTTTAGAAACAAAACTCCTTTAAACTACTTTGGTTTATGATAGTTGTAGAAGAATTTTTGAATGGATTGTTTGAAAATTTGCCTTTAATAGATGGTTACACAACCATTTACAAATGGGGCAATAAACAACATTTATTAAGACAACTAGAGCTGTTTTCAAAGGAAGCTAGAACAATTTACCCTTTAATCTATCAAACATCGAACTCGAGTGTTCAAGGAAAGCAAGAATGTGAAACAAAATTGTCTTTGGTTTTAGCTTGTCAGAATACAAATGTAGATTTGACAAACGAGCAAAGATGGATGTTGAGTTACAAGAATATTCTTTACCCTTTGGTAGAAAACATTGAAAATATTTTTAGAAGAAGCGGAAGCGTTACGTGGACAAATAGTTATACAATAACCGAGTTTCCAAATTACGGAAACGGAGAAGAAAATTTTACTATTGATAAATGGGATGCTATATTATTAGAAACAACAATTAAAATAACCAACGTGCAAACGTGTAATTAAAAAAATTATGGCAATTATAACAGGTGTAGATTGCACCACAAGCAGATTCGGTAGCGGCTTAGAAGCGTGCCAAGCAATTGAAGGATTACCAAATGGTGTAATCTTAGTTCCAAAAGGATGGTCATTGGACAAAGCGACAGATACTTTTGACAAGGCTTATGTTCAAACACAATGTCAATTAGGGAATTTCATTCCATTAGTAGGTTGTTTTGAAATGGTATCTGAAACTCCAGATGCTACAACGCAAGAAAGTCAATCAGGACTTTTGGAAGTAGTAAGACAAGGGAAACCAACTTTTACTGCTACATTTAAACAAGGATTAGCTTTTCAAAAGATTGCTTATTCTTACAACTCTTACCAACAATACGACACATTGATTACTTACGAAACTGGGTTTATCAAATGTGCTGAAAGTGTTGATGGTACACAAATCAAAGGTTTAACAACTGGTATGTTAAACACTAATGGTTATACTGAAAACAATGGTACTAATTCGGCTTCAACTATCTTGATGTTCCAAATTACTAATCCATTTGAGTACAATCAATATGTAAACCTTTTGACTGATTTGGACTTTGATCCAAACTCTGAATTGTTTGGTATTACTGATGTAAACATTGTAGGTCGTGCTGATGCTTCTGATAACAAAGTTTATGTTAAGCCAACTTGGAAATGGAATGATTTGTTTACAATCACAGGTTTAGCTGCTGCTAATTTCAGACTTACAGTAGGTGGTGTTACTAATGCAATTGTAGGAGCTATTACATACAATGCTACTACAAAAGAGTACACTATTACACCAACTGCTACTTTAGTAGCTGCGGATGTGGTAACAGTAACTTTAGCTGATGGAGCTGTTAATACAGCAAAAGTTGGTAATAAATTTTACAGCGGAACTACTGGAAATGTAGTAACGGTAGCGTAATTTTATAGACTTAAAGATTTGGGAAGAAAAGACGTGCATATTTTGTACGTCTTTTTTTTGTATTTTTGAATAAAATTTAATATTATGACTATATTTAACATAGAATTATTTGGAAGTGATGCAGATTGGTTTTGTACTTTAAGCAAAGTAGAGCAATTTGCTTGGGTTAAAACTAACACAAATCAAGTTGATAATGATTTGATTAATGAATTTTTAGCAACGTGTTCAAACAAAAAAGCAGAATATTGTATTCCTTGCAGAAACAATAAACAAAAAGTATCAATTGCAAAAATAGCAGAAGATGGGAATATCAGCAAAGGAAATGAGCAAGAGGTTACAACCGTTGTTGAACCAACAACATTTAAAAAACCTCGTAAACATAGAAATAATAAATAACGAGGAAGAGTTAGTTGCTATAAAAAGAAACGAGTACGAACAAGGAAATATTTATAGTAATGGCGAAGCAAGTTATTCAACAACATCTTCCTACGCAGTAAATGAGTTGGCAGGTTATGATACTTATGCTCCTTTTAAATATAATAAAAATCCATTAGCTGGTGGTGCTGTTGATTTAATTTTAGAGGGAGATTTTATTAATAGCTTTTTATTAATAGAAAAAAATAAAAAATATTTATTTGATGCAACTGATTGGAAAAAATATAAATTAATGAGTCAATATAATAAAAAAGGCAGAAATATTTTTAATCTACATCAAGATAAATTTGATTTTTTCCTTAATAAATACGTTAAAAACGATTTTATAAAGGCAATTAAGAAAGAATTAGGACAATAGATGGCAAAGTACAACTCGATAGAAAATATACCCGCAAAACTGTTCTTTGACGTTTTACATTCAAAAGATTACACTCTTTTGGTTGCAGAACAAGAAAATGAGGACTTAGAGGCTGTTTTTTCCACAATATATGATGATTTTTTTGTAAAATCGGACAATAAAGAAGCAAAAAGGTACTTAGAATTAACTTTTAATGTGAATTTGCTGTCTTATAAAATTGAAACGATAAAGCAAGTGATGCACTTTTTGTATTACAATCCAGTTACGGATGAAATGAAAGAAAAGTTAACGACTGCTTTAAAGAAAGGGTGCGGTATTTATTTTGATAAAGATGCAGAGTGGGGAGAAGAAGTATTAAGGGTATTACAAGTTGAGTGTGGCATTATCGAAAATGATTTAACTATGGCGACTTTGGAGTTGCAAAAGTATTTTGGCAAAGAAAATAAAAATGAATTTGATTTTTTTCAGAGCATTGTAGGTTTGAGTAATATTCATAATAGAAATATTGACGAAACAATTACTTTAGCGATGTATATTGCTATTGAAAACTCGGGTAAAAATATAATTAAAATACAAAGAAAAAATGGCAAATGATGGTTTTATAGAGTTTTTAAGTCCTAATGCTTTAAAAGACTTAAATGATGCACTTGCAGTAGTAGATAAATTAGTTATTCAAATTGAAAAAACTAAAACTTACAAAGCACCTACAACTCCAAGTGGAGCTGATAGTACTGCCAAAGAAATGGAAAAGGCATTAATGGCTCAAGAAAAGGCTATGGAAAAAGCCAGAATTGGACTTCAAAAACTTGCCGATGCTCAAAAACAAGCAGAATCTAAAAGAATTGCATCTATAAATGCCGAGTGGGCTGCTTATGAAAAAACTAAAAATAAAGAAAAAGAAGCATCAGATAAATTATTAGCCACAGAAATAGCAAATGCAGAAAAATCCGCTAAAGCTGAAATTGATAAAAACAATAAAATAATTCAAGCTGCTGAAAAAAGAGCAGAAAGAGAAAAACAAATTGAAGAAAGAAAAGCTGCAACAATTTTAGCTGCACAACAAAGACAATTAGAAAGACAAGCTAAAATAGATGCTAGAAATAGCAGAACTGGAGCTTCTTCAGTTATTCCAGGAATGGGTAGCAAAATAGCTGATTTAAAAAACGCTGAAAAAGAAGCACAAGCATTAGAAAAGGCAGCTTTATCAAATCAAAAACTTAATGATGCTTATGGTAAATTAAATGCAAGTAGAAATGAAGCGGCTAGAGTTTTAAAAAATTTAATTGCATCGGAAACTGCTTCAAACGCTGAAATAAAAAAAGCACAAAAAGAATTTGATATATTAAATGCAAAGGTCAAAAAAGCCGATCAAGCAGTAGGTAATTTCTCAAAAAACGTAGGTAATTACGGAAGTGTATTGAGTGGAGCAACTCAACTTATGAGTGCTTTTGGAATATCAACAGGAATTTACTTAGCTGTTGATATTGCAAAAAACATATTTGAAACTACAAAACAAATACAAAGTTTAGATTTAGCATTAAGAAACGTATCTGGCAATCAAGTGTTATTTGCTGAAAATCAGATTTTTATTAAAAAAACGTCAGAAGATTTTGGTATTGAAATAAAAGGATTGCAAGAGCAGTTTACTCAATTTTATGTTGCCGCAAAAGATAAATTAAGCGGAGAACAAATACAAAATATTTTTAGAAGTATATCTAAAGCTGGAGCAGCAATGGGATTATCTGTTGAATCTCAGAATAGTGCTTTTCTTGCTTTGCAACAAATGATGTCTAAAGGAACTGTTCAAGCTGAGGAATTAAAGAAACAGTTAGGTAACGCATTGCCAGGTGCTTTTAATATAATGGCTACTGCTTTAGGAGTTACTGAAAAGAAAATGATGGAAATGATGAAAACTGGTAGTATTTTATCAGAAGTTGCGCTTCCAAAATTTGCAGTAGCATTAGAAAAGGCTTATGGTATAGAGAATGTTGAAAGAGTAGAAACAATGGTTGCTGCTCAAGAAAGACTAGTTAATAGTTGGACAAACTTAATACGATTAATGACAGAAGGAGATGGTATAATTAGCAGAGTAGCAACTGGATCTATTACATTGTTAACTGAAAGATTAGAAAGTGCTCATTTAACTTTAAAGTTTTTAGAGTTTCAATGGAAAAAAGTTTTTGGAGGCGATTCAGCAATGGATAGTAAAAATAAACAAGTAAATTATGCAATTGCAGACTATAAAAATTTAAGTAAAGAATTAAATATTGCAATAGAAAATAGAGATAAAGAAATAGAAAAGTTAAATCAATTAGAGAAAATTGAAGAAAAAGTATCTGGAAGAAAAAAAGAATTAGCTCAATCAGATATAGAAAATTCCAAAGAAAAATTAAAAAATTTAGATTTAATTGTAAAAAAAGAAGAAGAAGCGTTATCTACTACAAAAGCTGAAAAATTACTAGAAGTAAATAAAAAAATAACTGACGAAGAACAAAGACATTATTTGATTACTCAAAAAACTTTAAAAATAAAAGAATTAAGAGATACAAAAGAACAAGGATCTAGCGAATGGAATAGATTAAATCAACAAATTATTGAAAACAATAAAAAAGTTGAAGCAAATAATAAATTACTAGCTTATAACTATGCTTTGCGTTTTAAATTAACAGAAAGCGCAAAAGATAATAAAAATATTGAAGATCCAACTGGAGAAAGTGAAAAAGCTAAAAAAGCAAGAGAGAAAAAAGCAAAAGATTTAAAAAAAGCACTAGATGATGAAAACAAATTGCTTTATGAAAATAGAAAAAAAGAATTAGAACTTGAACTGCAAGTAATAAATAGAAGTTTAAATAACAATGAATTATATTACTCAGATAGAATACACGCTTTAGATTTAGCATTTAAAAAAGAAAATGAAATATTACAACTTACTTATGAATATCAAAGAAAATTAGCTGGAGGTAATTTAGAAAAACAAAAAGAAGCGTTACTAATATTTCATTCATCTACTTTAAAATCTATTGAGGATTATAATAAAAAAAGAGAAGAATTAGAAAAATTAGAATTACAACCCGCTGATTTTGCAAAAGGAACATCTGCAAAAGACCAATTAAAAGAAATAGCAGAAGCAGAAACTAGAGCATTTGAAGCTCAAGTAAAAGCATTAAACGCAAGTAGAAAAGCAACAGAGGATGCTAAAAAAGCTATGGATGATTACGCCATATCTTTTGCTCAAAATTTTATGGCGGATGCAGGATTTTCAGCAACTTTTGATATGTTATCTAACAATATTGAAGGATTTGGTAAAGATGCAAAAATAACAGCTTTAGCAATAACAGAGTCTTTTCAAGAAATGTTTAATTTTATTGCAGAAATGTCGCAAAGAAATTTTGAAGCTGAAAAACAACAATTAGAAGAACAAACAAAAATTGCCATTGCATTTGCTGGAGATTCAGATACCGCTAGAGCAGAGATTGAAAGACAAGCAGAGCAAAGAAGAAAAGAAATAGCAAGGAGAGAATTTAAAGCCAAAAAAGAACAAGCTATTTTTAATATTGCAATTGATACAGCACAAGCTATTGTTGGAATTTGGGCGCAAGTCCCTAAATATGACTTTGGGGTTAGTGCTGCATTATTAACCGCTTTTGTAGGAGCATTAGGACTTGCTCAAATAGCAATGGTAAGTTCTCAACAACCTCCAGCTTATAAAATGGGTACAGATAATCACATTGGAGGAGCTATGCTTGTAAATGATGGTGCTGGTTCAAACTACAAAGAAACAATACAAACGCCAGACGGTAAGATTTATCAACCAAAAGAGCGTAATGTAATAATGAACGCACCAAAAGGCACTAAGGTATTTACTCACGATCAATGGCAACGTAATTTAGACAATATCTTAACTAGCAATAGCATTAACTACTCACAACCTAATGTGGTTGTAAATAGTGGTATGAGTGATGAACAAGTTGATAGGATTGTAAACACTATTGCCAATAAGCAAGAAGCGATTTTAAGTATTGATAAAAACGGTTGGAATACAAGCGTTCGTAACGGACACACTCAAAAAGAGATATTAAATAACCAAGTAACATTCGGTAGATAATGGCGCACCCATACGACGAGAACGGATTTAGACACTATTTAAAGTTTTACGACTTTGATATGGATTGGTACGAAATAGCAGAGCCAGTTGGTTTTGATGGTGCTAAATACGTTAAGAAGCAATTGCCAAATAGATGGACTAGAGATGTAGAGTATTTTGCTATTGAGGGATTAACATTCCCTGATGGGTTTGTAGGTAAATTAAGTGCGCCTAGAGTTTACACACCGCAAGGAGATACTTCAAATTATATGGACTATGGTTTTCGTTTCTTAATGGAAAACAGACGTATTAAGGGAAGTGAAATGAAAGTAGGTTATAAGATTAGCCGAAATGGTGTTGACTTTAGAGAGTTTGAACTAGACAATAGAGAAGATGATTTAACCGATGGCGAAACGTACTACAAAGCGAAATTAGTTGAGATAGGATTAGTGGCCGACCATTTCAGAAACTTAAAAAATACTTTTAACGCATTTTCAGATAAGAATTGGAAAGACGAAACTATTACACCTATTGTGCCTTTTAACTATTTGGTTAAGGCTACACCTCAAAGCAATAGGACTACCTTTACAATGCCGTCGAATTACGAGTACACAAGGAACAATCTTTCAGAGGAATTTGGATACTTTGTTTCTGTTAATCCAAGTCAATTAATCAACCCAAGCGAAATAAATAATACTTTAGGATGGATTTTCTCCGCTGATGTAGTTATTAGTAATTTTGGACTGATTCAAGCCGTTGTTGATACTCAAAATATTAACATTGATATTGATGTAGATTTTGATTATCGTTTTAGAGGCGTGTTTGTTGGAGAGCCACCGACAAGTTACGGAAATATTAGTTTACGACTAGATATGTATATCGATGACACAATAGACTATTTCACAAGCACACCTTATCAAACTTTTTTATCGGTACTTTCTATTGGGGATGACAGCACAGAGATGAACGGTACTTTTACTCAATCGTTTAACGTGCAGTTGGATGAATTGCCAGTAGGTAAAAAAATATTCATACTTTACAGAATTGTTTTAGGAACTAACAGACGTATTGAATTATTATTCAGAAAAAACACAATCGAACTTGAAGCAATTAATACTGATTTAGATTTAGTTGTTCCAGCAGTTAGATATATTGACTTAATTAAACAAGGAGGTAAATTTGTAAATAATTTGCCAGTAGTTGCTCCTAGATTTGATGTAGGTGGTCAATTTTATAATCAAGCGGTTTTTAGCCGTTCATTACTTGAGCAAAGAAAGGAATTATACACAACAAATGAAAATCTACAAATGTCTTTGCAAGAGTATTGCGCTGATGTGGAAATATCAAAGGATAATTTAAACATAAGACAACACCAAGACTTTTATGAGAACAACGAAATAAGTAGCTTTTTAGTTATACCTAGTGAGGACTATACAGAGCCGTATGATGAAACGTATTTAATTAATAATATTGCTTACGGTTATAAGAATTACGAGCAAGATCGAACATCTAAAAATACAGCACAATCTTTTCACACGTTTGCCGAGTTTTTGCCAAAGAATGAAAGAGCTGATAAAGATAAAAAAATAGAGAATGAGTTTATACGTGATCCATTCTTAAAACAAGCTACATTCAATTTAGCAATTAGAACACCTAGCACTTCAACTGAAAAAGACGAAAAGTTATTTATTGAAGATATTGTGCCTTTAGCTCCAAATACATCGAGGGAGTTTGTTAGAACATTATTAGTTAGATGGCAAGATGGTAAATTAGAGATTTTAAACCGAAATACGTTAGGAACGAATGACGATGCTATTTTAAATTGGAATAATATAGGATTGGCAGTAGGTGCTGGCTTCCAAATATTAAGCGGTGCAAATACTGGAAATTATACAATCTTTTCAATTAATGATATAGGAACTATTTTGACATTAACGCCAATAGGTAGCATATCACAAGTAAGTGGAAATTACACTATTAGAATGAAGCATTTTTACTCTAATGTAAATTGGCAAACTAGAACAACAGAGGGATTTAGTATTGCACCAGAGGGTTACTCAAATTTAGCTTATACAATAAAACGTAATTTAAAGTATTGGTATTACTATTTAGCAACTGCTACAATGTACTGCAAGAAAGATATTAAAAATTCGTTCTTTAAAAACTTTGGTAAGTTAGAAACGCAGTTATTAACTGAAACAACGCCAGTTATTGAGGATGCAACAATACTTTATGAAGATTTGTTTACGCCTTTAGTTGAGCCGATTACTATTAAAGCTAAAATTGTTGCAGAGTATAATGATGTAGTTGATTATTTAGAGAATTACAGAACTACAAAAGGATATGTAAGGCTTTACACGCCAACAGGTAAAGTTGTAAAGGTTTACCCAAAAGACTTTCAATATACGTTAGCCACAAATGAAGCGGTAATACAAGGGGAAAAGAAGTATGAAGATGAATATTTAAGAATTACAATTGAGGGAAATATAGTAAATGTAAACGATGCGCCTTATGATTTACAAGGAGTTGCCGAGTGGTTTAGAACGCAAAATGACTTCATTCAGCTTTACGATAAAAAAAGCAATCCTTTGAGTAATTTTTATCGATATGATTTTGTACTTTTGAACGGAATTAACTATAACAGCATAGATGAGTTAGTTACACAATTAAACACGGTAGTATGGACTTAGCATTTGTCAGACTATATTTAAACGACTTTCAAAGCGCATTAAAAGGCGACGACAGTAACGATGTGCGTATTGCTAAGTATGCTTATATCCAATTATTACCTTGTGGTATATTAAGTCAATTCAGTAGATGCAAAGATGGCGTTTCATTTGTAGGAGGTATAAAGGTTGAGCTTATTGATTCTTGCGAAACAGTTTTAGAAAATGTAACGAACTTCTTTGCCTATGATACTTTCATTCAAGATGGACTGCCGCAAATTAATTGGGAGTTTGGTAAAGTAGGCAAAGATTATTATTACAGACCTTTGTTTTTAAAGATAACTGACTTAGTAAACGAAAATGTTTACTATTCTAGTAGGTTTTTAATGACAAATATGGATAGTGAGTTAAGCACTAACTTTGTTTATACTGAAAACACTCGTTTCAGAGGCATACCATACGATTTAAAGCCTTTTTATCAGCAAGTAAGGTTCTATAAGTGTTTCTATAAAGATTCAGCTAATACGTCTAATTTGAAAGAATACACTCAAACAAGTGGGCGTATTATGAATTATAGAAATATAACTACTTTTATAAAGTCATTTGTATTTGACAAATTAGATATAGCTATTGACAATCGTATGAATGAAATGTTTGCTCACTCTATTGTTTACGCAAATGATGAGCGAATTAAATTACAGTCTTACGAGAGTGAAGAAGTTATTGGAGATACTAACTGGAAGTCAGCTAAAATTAGTTTAAATCCACAAGATGAGTATTTTACTTTAGGAGTTCAAGTATTAGAAGATTTAACTTTAGATTTAATACCAAGTGGTAGTTATACAGTTGATTTGTTCCCTAATGATATTGTTGGAACTTTTAACCAAGTAGTAGCGTTGGGCGTTGGTACTTTAAAAATATATGACGAGTTTAATACATTAATTGTTACTTTTACAGAGGAAGATATTACGCTAGTTGATAACGAATTTACAATCGATAACAGCGCATTTACCAAAACATTAAAGAGTTATTACATTATAATTACAGAGGGATTATTTATTGGGTTAGGTTGTGGCAGTTTCAAAGTAAGTAATATTAATGAGTTCACTTTTGAGATAATAGGCGGACAATACGATCCAGAGGATTATGATACAACAAACGATTATACATAAGATATGAGTACACTAGCACAAATAACCGCAGCGATAGATGATGACATTCGCAACAAAACACCTTTAGTTCTCAAAGTTGAACACGCAGACGTTGAGCAATTAATTACTGATGAGATGTTCCCTGATTCAGTTAAAATTGAATGGAATGGAACTTCGGCAGTTGATCCAATTGCAGATATTGTTTGCAGTACAGCAACTTTACCTAGTTCTAAATGTCAATTTGCAATATATTTTACAAAGTTAGGTAATAGGGTTTTTTATAAAGGTGCTATGGGTTCTTACGCTGGAACGGTGCAAATAAATAATGCTCAACTAGCTACTTTTGCTACTGAATTGTATAAGCCTTTAAATAATCTAAGCAGTAGGTCTATAATAATTAGTGATGGTTCTTCAAATGTTGTACCAAATGTAATAATTCTATTTGATAGGACTCAAGGAATTAAAATACAAGGAGGTATAACTCAAGGAATTGTATCTTTACATTTTGAGGGTTCATATAAAGTAGCAAATTAAAAAAATAAATTATGGCAATAGAAGCAATTTTAATACAACAACAACAAGCTAAGTATTCAGAGAATATACTTAACTCGTTTATGACTTTTGATGAGTTAGATTTTACTTATACTTTTACTAGCGGAAGTGGAAACTTAGAAGTAAGTAATTCAGATGAGTTTAAG